CTTTACTTCTGTAAACCTTACCTAAACTTTGTTTTAAAGTATTACTATGAAATTTAGAACTAGTACTAGCTAAAGCTTTTAGTTCTGTAATTCCATTTCTGTATATTTTACGATAAGTTTTTCGTGTTTCTAAAGTTAAAGCACGGTTTAAAGCATTTACACTTTTATTACCATTCTTTAACGCTGAAGTTACTAATCGTTTTTTATGGGATGACATGACTTTTGTTAAATCATTATCTAGTTTCTTTTCGTAAAGACTTAATAGAGCACGGTGTTTCAGCTCTCTAGATAGTATATCATCGTTTATACTCATTTAGTTCCTTAATTAGTTCTTAGATTCATTTTCAAATGTTTTATCTTCCTCTTTTGATGATTCAGCTGGTTTATTCATTTCATCAGATATTCTTTTTGAATAGGTAGCTGATAAAATGTTTAATTTATCTAAATCAATAGATGTTAACATTTTTTTATTATTAATATCAGAAAGTATTGCTATATTATTTATAACGGTATTTGGTAATTCACTCTCTTTATAATCTTTACCATCAATATTAATTGTTCTTTCTTTAACTTCATTTTTATTATCACTCATTTTATTTTCCTTTATTGTTATTATTTATATTTACGTCTTATTTTCTTCTTTTTCTTCTTATCGTCATCTTTTTTCTTCTTACTCTTCTTACTTCGCAACAACATCTTGCCATCTCCTTACCTCTTTTTCATTTTTATACAACTACTACCCTTACCTCTTCGGTAGCCTTTCCAACAAGATTTACCTTTATATTTTTTCTTTTTGTAAGCCATTGTAATTACCACTTTCTACAAGACCAATATCTTGCTTTTGTTTTAGGGCCAGGAGTAGAACATTTATGTCTTGCTCTAAAACTTGCCCTTGCTTTAGGGTTAGATTTTCTAATCTTCATCCCTTTTTGACCAAAGTTAACTTTCACAACATTACCATTTGCATTACGAACGAAAACTTTAAATTTTTTAACGTCACCCTGCATAGGCTTATTAAGCTTAACAGTACGACCTTGGTATTTTGCCATTTTAAGTATTTTCTCCTGTGTTTTCATCACACATAAACTTAACATAAAATTTATTTGAATTAACAGTAGGTTTACCAAATGTATTTAATGTATCCTTCGATAAAGTATATCCATTTGTTATACAACTATAGTAATCTTCAAATAAAAATTCGTGTTTAACTGGTTTAAAACATTGTTCAGCTGTTCCAGAACATAGCATTAATATTAAAACATATTTTACCATTTTAACCCCACAAACTTCCTGTTATAGTGCCTTTATTATATTCAGTTGCTCTACTTTCAAAAAAGTTTGCATGTTCAACACCATTAATAACCCAATCAAGCCAGCTTAAAGGGTTTTCTTTAACTTTATAATTTGGTTTTAAAGATAATTGTAATAATCTTCTATCTGCAATATATCTTATATATTTTTTAACCTCTTCAGATTTTAAACCTCTTATACCACCCATGTTAAATGCAAGATCTATAAACTTATCTTCTAGATCTACCATATCCCTAGCTGTTTGATATATTTCAGCTTTAAATTTTTCTGTCCATACTTCAGGATTTTCTTTTATAAGTTGATGGAATAATTTTATCATACCTTCAACATGATGTGTTTCATCTCTTATTGACCAGGTAACTATTTGACACATCCCTTTCATACGACCAAATCTTTGAAAATTAAGTAGCATAACAAACGATGCAAATAATTGTAAACCTTCACCAAAAGCACTAAAACAAGCAATATCTCTTATAAGACCCTCTACTCCAGTGCCCTTAGACTTAAATAAATAAGCATGTTTATCAGACATCTCTTTATATTCTTGAAAAGCCTTATAATCAGTTAATTGTGTTTCACCAATAGTATCATTAAGTAATGAGTAACTATGTGCATGATTAGCTTCTGAATTAGCAAATGAACTTAACATCATTCTAACTTCAGGTGGTTTAAACTTAGGTATATATCTATCTAAATAAGCTTGAGCAATATCAACATCTCCTTGAGTAAAGAATTTAAGAATATTACTAATAAGACTTTTTTCTTCGTCAGTTAATCTTTCATTCCAATCTCTAATATCTTCATGCAATGGTACTTCACTTGGTAACCAATGCATTTTTTGCATAGTATCATAAGCTTCAAACGCCCATTCATAATCAAATGGTTTATAATGTGTTCTTGTCTTAAATAGACTCATATTTTATTTCCTTTATCCCTCACAAGCTAAACAATCAGCTTCAGGTATTATTGTTCTTTCAACTTTTAATGATACAAGTTCAGCCCTTTTAATAGCTTCACTTCTACAATAGTATAATGTTTTTAATTTTCTTTTCCAGGCTAACATATGTATATCGTGTAATTCTTTTATATTTACATCAGCTGGTACAAATACATTTAATGACTGACCTTGACAAATAAACTCTTGTCTATCAGCAGCATGTTCAATTATCCATTGTTGGTTAATTTCGATCGAAGTTTTAAATACATCTTTTTCGTAATCTGACAGATCTTTGATATGCAATACCGAACCACGGTTAGCAAGAATAGAAGTCCACGTTTTATCATTGTTAATTCCTTTTGTTTCTAATAATTTTTCTAAATGTTTGTTCTTTACTAAAAAAGATCCAGACATTGTTTTTTGTACATAAGCATTTGCTCTATAAGGCTCAATGCTTGGTGAAGTAGTTCCACAAATAATTGAACTAGAAGCATTAGGTGCAACAGCTAGTAAATGAGCATTTCTCATACCAGTGCCTTCCATGTCAGGTGCTTCTCCTCTTTTAACTGCTAATCTTTTAGATTCAGCAACAGCTTCAGATTTAATATGTTTAAATATATTTAAATTCTTAGCCTTAGCTAAAGCAGATTCAAAAGGTATATTACATTTTTGTAAATAAGCATGAAATCCCATAGCCCCTAAGCCAATAGATCTCTCTTGTGTAGCAGAATACTTAGCCCTAAATACATTATCAGGAGCATTTTCAATAAAACTAGTTAATACATTATCTAAAAATCTAACTAAATCAGGTATAAATAATTTATTATCTTTCCACTCATCATATGTTTCAAGATTAACACTTGATAAACAACATACAGCAGTTCTATCTTCAGCAGTAGGTAATGTTATTTCAGTACATAAATTTGAATGATGTACTTTTAATCCTAAATTTTTTTGTGTTTCAGGTAATGCGTCATTGATATGATCTATAAATGAAACATAAGGTTCACCAGTGGCTACTCTATTCTCAAGTATTTTCTGCCACAACTCTCTTGCTGATACTTTTTTAATTATCTCTTTTGAATGAGGATCTATTAAATTCCAGGTATCATCATAAGTAGGTTCAGATATACATTTATCAATAAGTTCCATAAACTCATTAGATATATTAATACCATGATGTAGATTTAAACATTTTCTATGTATATCACCACCAGATGGTTTTCTTATATCTAAAAATTCATTTATCTCAGGATGTGATATATCCATATATGCAGCATAACTACCTCTCCTAGTTTTACCTTGACTAAAAGCCATTATTTCTGAATCAACTACATGTAAAAATGGTATAGTACCAGATGATTGAGATCCACCAGAAGTCATTGTTCCATCAGATCTTACATCACCCCAATAGCCACCAATACCTCCACCTATTGACGTTAGCCAGGCGTTTTCAGTATAATGACCAGTTAAACCTTCTCTACTGTCACCAACATAATTTAAAAAGCATGAAATAGGCATCCCTCGACCCGTGCCTCCATTACTTAGAATAGGTGTTGAATACATGAACCACATTTTTGAGGCATAATCGTATATCCTATTCGCCATCTCCTCATTATCTGAATAAGCTTTTGCAGCCCTCATAAATGCTTCTTGTGGTGATGTCTCTTCGGGTAAAAGATATCTGTCTTTTAATGTTGTTTTACCAAAATCTGTTAGTAAATTATCTCTATCGTTTATTATCATATTATTCATTACCTTTATAATTATATTACCATGTAAGCTTTAGCAGCTAGTACAGTAATAGAAGCTAAGTATATTGTTAAAAATATAAATAGTGTGTATTTCATTTGCTTTCTTAAATATGGCCTCCTTGATATAAAGCCAATATTAACATTAGTGTTAGTATAATCGTATTAAATTGCCACCATCTCATACAATCCTCCTAGAACTTATAATTAAGCCTCCTCTTCGTCTTCATCATTACTTTGTTGAAGTGAAGATAATTCTTTTTCATATTGTTCTCTTGGTGATATTATTCTATCATCTTGTGAAATTTCGTCTTTACCTGTAACATCATTATAATCAGTTGGTAAAGCGTCATTGTTTTTAGCAATCTCAATAAATGTAGATCTAGGGATTAATCCTCCAGAATACCATTCTGTAATTAATCTCATCCAATCAGCCCCTCTAGGTGCAGGTGTAAAGTCAGAAGATAAATTAAATCTTATATCAGTTTCAGAAATATTTATGTCATATCTCCAGTTAACCATATGTTTAATGATCTTTTTCATAGACTCAGAAACTTTTGCATTTAATGTAGCAAGTGCTGCATTTTGAGATGCATTTCTAAGTGATAAAGCTACACCAGATTGATCGGAGTTGTTAGGCTCTAGGCTTAACATCTTCACACCAATTCTAGTTAACTCATCATAACCATTCTTAATAGCTGCTTCCATATCTTTTAAAGCATCTGTAGGTGTTTGTAATGTTTCAACACTGTCATCTTTATTAACAAACATCCAAGTACCTAATCCTTGTCTTACAAGATCGTTCTTTTCAGTATCTGTTAATGAATCTGACTTAACTACAGGTGTATATGTTGCAGATAAGTATAATAAATGGTTTCTTCTTGATATTTTATTGTATAAAGCAACTTCTCTATTAACAATAGCTGTCATCATAGGATCAACAGTTTCAATAGATCCATTTAATGGGAAAAATGGAATATAATTCATTCTATCACCATTCATAAATAAATTTGTGTTAGTTCCTCTTGCAATCCACTCATCTGTTAATTGATCAAAGTTATAATCAATACCACCATCAATAAATGAAGGAGTATCTGATGTATTTCTTACAAATGTATCAATATTGTATAATCCGTTATCATCTAATCTGTGTACTTGTACAGTATCTACATATTTAGGATGATATGGAGATGTTGGGTCGTCTTCTAGTGTAAAATATCTTGTTATAAGTTGATTAAGCTTAACTTGTCCTTTTATATCTGTTTGTACAGACCAGTTAACAATGTTTTCTGCTGTATGTAATATAGGATAAGGCTTAACTTGTCTTCTGTCTTCGGGAGATAGGCTATCTAAATCAACCATAGGGTAGTCTATTTGTACCCATGCTCTTGAAGTTTGTAACTCTTCCCATAAAGCAGTGCCTAAAAATGATATTAAATTAGATTTATCACTACCTACTTCTTCTAAAATCCATGATTTAGCTTCTTCAGGTGCGTTATCTATTTCTAATAAGGGTTGTTTACGTAATAAACCACCAACAATCATTTTTGAAAACTCTGATGTTACTCCAGGGACTTCAGCCTCAGCTTTGTAGAAATCATACTGTGATTGAGTCATTGTAGGATTAAAAGGGAGTAATAGGTTATCAGAACTTGGTACTGTATCGAAATCTTTTGTATATGAAGGCCCTTGGATAACGGCTCTGTTACGTTTCCATTCGTTTACTTGAGACAGATACTCATCATTTGGGTATCCAGGCCCTTTTGTTGTTCTACCTGATTTAACAAGTGAACTATTTGTGTATTTAATTGACATTTTGTGTTTCCTAAAACGTTAGTAGAAGCAACACGGTTGGCTTCAGGTTAAAATAAGTTTTGATTGGCGTATTCCCATATCGAAAAAAGTTTTGTTTGCCCAAATGTGTGTTTGGACAAGCGGGGATCTCGGGGAAGGGGGTGCTACCCCCAAAGCCTACAGCCCTAAGCTAAAATATTCTACCCCAGGGTGTAATAATACTACTACCCCCGCCCCCTAAAGCCATAGGCCAGGGTGACCAAGCTGCATAACGCCATAAAATTACGTATAACTCTGTTGGCTTAAGGCTTTAGGCGGTGTTAGTTTAGAATAATTCTAAAAAACTTTTGGCTGTGACAGGGTTGTTTGGTTACCCCAGGACATAATCCTAGGACACAAATGTATTGATTTTATTAGTCTTTTGGTAATCAAGTATGCTGTTTGATACATTGATTAAACTGATAAAACAATACCCCCGTTGTATGATTTGTAACATATACCACCCCTATTAAAAACTCCAACTCTTATCACGAATAACAGATGGGGGTTTCTTATTTATAGGGTAAATGTACTCACATATATATCGGATGCCATCTGAGAAGTGTTCTGCTCCCTTAGATTTATCTATGATAGCATTATCCATACCAGTACTAGAACCTACCTTCCATGAAGTAGTCTCCATAGAAGCTATTGTTCTTGTAACATCCTTAGTAAAGTACAACCTAGTTACACCATTAGCGTCTTTTAATAGATGATTAACACAGTTAACACTATCTATAATAGGTGGTTGTTTGTTACGAGCACATACTTTAAACCCAGCATTTCTTAGTAATGAGAAGTCAGTAACACCTGTTGATGCAGATGTCTTCCTTGCATTACCAGAAGCGTCTGGATATACAGTAATATCTTGCTTTTTGTACACTGATTTTATCTTACGAATAAGTTGATGGGTATCAGCAGAACCATAAAATTCATTTAGACAATGTAGTTGATCTCCACGTTTAGCGAATACACTACTTGCCATTATCTTGACGTTAAAGTCAATTGCAATATGTACAGGTTCCTCTTCACCTAATGGTAAAAGATTATCTGATACATTTACTTCTCTATTAAATGAATAGAACACACTATCACCAGTGTTGTTAAAAGTTGCACAATACTCTTGCTCATAAGTCTTTAGATCGAGTGTAGATCTAGCTAAGGCTATCTCTTCCTTCATATCTGGTCTTACTTTTTCAGCAGTAAATTGCCAACTCTTCCATAGAGGGTTGTCTTCTTGACCTTTATTAAACAATTGGTAAAAATCATTAGAAATACCTTTTGGTGTACTAATTATAAGCACCCTAGCTTTCCTGTTAGGATCGGTTGCCATAGGTAATACTACCTCAGTAAAGGCATTTTGTTTAATAAAAGCAAATTCATCTAATACAATAAATGTAGGAGATGGTGAAATACCTCTAAGGGCATCTGGTCTATCAAATCCTTTTAAAGATAATCTAGATCCGTTTATAAATCTTAATTCTAAATCCATCTCTCTAGGTAAACCTTCTAAATGAGAAGGATGAACAATATTTTTAAGTGTTGTCCACATAGATTCTCTAATCATAGATACTGTAGGGCCTATTAATATTGCTCTTTGATTTCTATGTTCTAAACAATGATTATAAGCCATAACAGAAGCTAAATAAGATTTACCTGTTCTACGACCTGCAGCAACTATTTTAAATCTAGACCCATGATTAAAAACCTCTTGTTGGAATGGAAAGAGGCTAATTTCATATTGATTATTCATTAATTAACCGCCTAATTTTATTATTATATTTATTTTGAATATTTCATGTAAATATCGGTGAACTTATTAGTATGTCTCCAATTTTTTGTATTTCAATTAATATTTTTAACTCTATCACTTAATCTTTTTGCTCTATCACCAACTTGTCTAGCCCATTGACTATCTAACATTTCTAAAGAAGCGGTTTCCCAATCTTCATTGTTAATTGCTGATATAAACTTTTTAAATTTACCTAATCTTGGAGCACCTAAATTAAAACACATATTAACAATTATCTGTTGTGCTTCATCTGGTAATTCTTCTAAATTACTAAATACTCTTTTAGATTCATTAATATATTTATCAACATCATTGTCAAAAACTTCATTAACTCTAGTTTCAGATACTGGAGTTCCTAATTTTTTACCATATTCTTCATCTTTAGGTGTAATTAAATGTCCAATTCCAAAAGTAGCATAACCCAAATGATCATTGTATATTTCATACTTAACACCTTCGTCAATTTTTAATTGTTCTCTTAATTTTGCTTTATTCATATTAATTTTAGATTGTATTTGTTTTCCTTAAATATTAAATTAAACTTAGGCAGATCTCTCATATGGCTGGCTCTAACCCGAACATTTAACATGTCATTTACACACTTCGGGGAATCCAACATGGATAATTGGAGCAGCAACTCAAAGAGTTTAGCACTAGCTTTACTTTTAGAAGTAAAAACTATTTCTTTATGATCTACCAGCTTATCTTTGATAGTATTACTACCAAAATAAGATTCTAATGATTTTCCAGATTTACTGGTAAAACCAATATAGAAAAAACCGTCAGTATAGTGTGTAACATACACTTTATAAACTTTTTCAGTTAGTTTCAATTTTTTCTTGGTCATTGATTTCATCATCATTAGGAATTTGTTCTATAACCTTATCAGCTTGTTTCATTGATTCATTTTTCTGGACTATTGTAAGTACAGGCACGTTTGCCATACCAGACGTATGTAATGAAACAGGTTGTTTAGAGTAACCATATTCTAATAATTTCTCAGCTATACGAACTCTTAAAACTTGTGATTTAGAGTCTTCTTTACCCTCTAATTTCTTTAATTCTGTGTTTAATATATCAATTGGATCTAATTTAAGTCTTTTCATCTTTTCAATAGATGACTCAATTTTATCCTTCGGTACAGGTTTTCTGCCAGCACCAGGTCTATATCCACCTCTTGGCATATCTTCTCCGATTGTTATATTAAATATCAGCACATTTCGCACTGTTGTCTGTAAGGGAACCTTTTTAGTAAACGTGGCTCCAGGTAGGTCTAACCCTGGATTATACCTAAGTTGTCTTACCAACCATGTCGTTAATGAGTTGTCAGTGTATCCTCATTACCGCTACAAAGACCAATTGGCCACGTTTATTAATTAAGGGTTACAGATCTCTTTCCCTTTTTCTTTTTTTCATCTTACTATTTACTATATTAGCTTTCATTATCCTAACCCTCTTATCTGATGGTTTTTCATAACGAGAACGTTCTCTGTAAGATTTAAGAATACCTAATTTAGATACCTTGGTCTTCATCTTACGTATAGCTTTCTCTACATCATTGTTTCTAACAATTACAGTAAAGTTACTCATCTACATTACCTCCCTTCAAAATATTATTTTTAATAGTAGGCATGTTAATAAACCTAATCCATAACCAATAACACCTTCTCGGTATATGACTAAGTTTAACCTTAGTTTATCCTCGGCTTTATTACACCAGTCGAGAAATGTATATAACATCTTATCTAACATATTATCCTCTTTTAGTTGAAAGCAAACTCAGAATTTAATATCTCTGAACTATCAAGATTACCTTGTTTGATCATAGGGACTAAATTACCAGTTTGATTTAAAACATGCTCCAGGGGTTTAGAGTCTATAATTAATTTAAACTTCTCCCTAATAACCTTTTGCATATTAGTTACATTACAAGCATGGGCTCCGTAAGAGTCATGGGCTGATACAATGTCAAAATCACAAGCATCAATAACCAAAAAAAGATGTAATGAGTCTAAATTATGAACTGAGTTAGGTGATATTGCAGATTTTGCTTTTGCAATATTTAACACAGGTAATTCAGACTTAATGATAAACTGTGCATTATTAACCCACACATATTTCTTATCATTATTCTGTACATACAAACCGTCAGTTACTTTTACTTTTGTGTTTTTGTATTTAACATAGTGCTGAACAAATGGAAAATTACTAATTAAAGTAATATGACTATATTGCTTATTATGTTTTCGCATATAAGCATCACAATTATCTTTAAACAGTTTCATTGTTTCAGATACCATTGGGAACTCAGATTCAATAGTTGTATAAACACATGAACCAAGTTTACGAGCAGATGAATGTTGTTTATTAGAGAGATAAACATTATCTATATCTCTAGTATCATCAATTATCTGTTGTCCCATACCTTGCTTAGTCGCAGAATAACCGTAAGTCATAACATTACGTTTTACTATCTTACGCCATTCTTTTAATGTGAACTTAGCCTTATCCCAATAAATAATATCAGTAAGTTTTAATTGTTCTCTATATCTTCTCTGATACCATTTTATTACTTTTTTCTTTAGTTCAACATTAGGATCATTATTTAACTCAGCAACTCTAAACCTATTTCTTAAACGTTCTATAGTTTTAAAATATAAGTCATAGTATTGCAGTGCTAGATCCGTAGCACTTTTAGCGTCTTCGTGCATAATTGCACTTACCTTAGACGCAACATATGTGTACATATCACCAGGCTTTGAGTCATTAGTTGGTTTAACATTTACAAGATGAGCATTTTTATCATCTTTTGCTAAACTAAATAACCACTGTAAACCATTATTAGATCCATCTCTGTAACAAATTGTGTGAGATATAAAATCTTTTACATCACCACATGCAACAAAATGTTTATCTAACTCAGCTAACTCAATAACAGATGATAATAATTGAAAAGGCTCTTCAGCTTGCATCCAGGCCCTAGCATTGCAAGGGTCTGTACCATAACTTACGAAGTCATAATAATTTCTTTCTACAAACTTAACCTTCTCATTATGAGTTAATTTATCTTCACCCCACATATTAGCTATATGGTGATATAACTCATGTAAACCAGTTTCACCTAACGGTTTACCCTCAGCAAAACTTAACATACCCTTAGCATTATCTGAGTTGAGTTCATTTAGATAAGCAGATAAAGGGTATAACCTACCTCTATTATCAGCCTGGTATTGTTGATAGAACACTTTACCAACATAAGGTTCAGTAGCTTTTAACACATGATAAGCTTCATTCTTTTTAGCTTCCTTACGTTCTTTAGTAATTGTATCAACACTGTTATGCTCAAAACAGTTTTGATCAGTTTTTAAGGCCCACTTGTAAACATTAAAAACTTTAGGATTAACTGTATAAGCAATCTTTTGTTTTTTATTTAAACACGATAACACAATAGGTGTATTATTAGGATTAATCTTAGCTAAAGTATCAACCTTAGCTTCTTTAATTAATTTAATAGTTTCACCATTACGTATCTTGAGTGTACCGTATTCCCAATCATCTGATTGTTTTAACAATGGTTTAAACGGATCTGAAACCTCATTAAACTCTTTAACAAGTTTTCTTAAATCACCACGTTTGTAACCAGCATAAACTTTGTACACTGTCTTAGCTTTGTTAAATGAATAATCTTGCACCAACTTGATAAGTATAAGTTCAAGTTTAGCAAATGCGTTAAGTACAAACACACCTAACCTTAAAGAGTATTCAGATTTTTTAGGTAATTGATAAAAGTTTCTTATCCTATCACCTATTGCAATAGCTAAAGCAGTTAGTTTTTGCCCTTCAGATGTACCAGTAGCAATCATTGAATATGATAATTGTACAAACATATCAAAATCCATTTTATGTTTATCAATCATCCTGATTACACCTGGTTTTAATGTACCAGAAGATCTCTTATCTAAATCATCATATAATAACTTTAACTCTGATCTAACTTTGATACCTACTGGGCCTAATGTCTCAAGTTTTTTTAACTCTTCTGTTAACATTATTTCCTCCATTATATTTTTGGATTTTATTCTCTAATAAAATTATATGGTCTTCATATTGTTTTAATAACTCATCAATTATCTTCCTCTCATTTTGCAATTGTAATTTACCTTTTATTAACTTTTTTTGTTTAGCTAATATGTTTTTAACCTTACCTGCTACAGTATTATCTACAACAAGTTTAAGATATTTTGTTTTTTGTGTATTCATATTCAGCATCTAATTTAGTTACAGTTTTATAAATACCATCCATATCAATTGCAATTTCTTCAAACGATTTACTAACCACTTGTGAATTAATAACTGTTTGTAAGTTTATATTATTTATTTTCCTGTTAGCATCTAACAACATCATAAATAAAACATAAATAGCAAAAGTGAACAGTGCTAACATCCATATCGGTATCTCAACCATGTTATCCTCCGTAAAATTTATTATGATTACTTATTATAGTTACTAAACTAAAGATATTTTTTTCATTAGACTCAACTATATCTTTTATTAACTGAGAAGCTTTCATAGCAACTTGTGCAGCACTAGGCTCTCCAGTTATAGTAGGTACAGTTTGTTTAACTAAAAACAATTGTATATCTTTTTCTAGTTTTTTAGAAACCTTACTTGGTTTCATTACAAGTCTTGGTTCGTAAAGTGATTTATCATTCATAGTTATCCTCCATAGTTATAGTTAGCTAAACCATTACCTAATATTATTATGATAATAGCATATATAGTTAATTTAAGATTGTCTGACATTAATTACCTCCTGTTTAATATTAAACGTAGTCATATCTTCAAATTGATCACCAATCAAAGTAACTAATTCGTTAAAATCTTTTAATGATCTATCTGGTTGATTGTGTGCATCTTGTTTTAAAGCAGATTGCACATAATTTATTCTATTAAATAGTTTTTTTGACATTATTTATTTCCCTCCTTTTTAGTTCCAATTAAAGAATTATATCTATCTTTAATTTGTTGTTTAACATTTTCCAATTGAGTTTCATAATTCTCAATATTTTCCCAAGCATAATCTAATCTACTCATACCTTCTTCGTAAATTACATCTTTTACTCTACCCATAATTTTATTCCAGGTATTATATTTGTAAAAGAATTGTCTGATGTTATGTTTGTCTGTTTTACCAGTTTTCCAATCATAAGTATCAGAATGATAAAATAGAATTGCTGTTGCAATCTGATTAATTGATAAACCACCAACTGGTCTTATTGTAACGTATTCTAAGTACTCACCGTTTTTTGCTAATTTAGTAGCCATATTATATCCTCCAGGTTAATTATCTTACGTAGTTAGTTAACTTATACGAAGCCCATTGCTTCGCAGCATTTATTAAAACAGGAAAGTGTATTGTAATCTCGTTTACAAATTTATTAGTTACATATTTCCAGTTGTCGTCATTAATAACAGAATCATAGTTACTGTAATCATGTCTGATAAGTCTTAACTGATCGTGATGATTTTTAAATTTGATTTTGTTATAATCTTGTTTAGTCATATTTATTTTAATCATTATATCCTCCAAAATGTTTTTTAAAAACACAAATTAATATTTATGTTATCAAAGAACACAAAGATCTATTTAGAACGTAGCGGGTATTGGGCTTAGCAGATTAAACCTACTGCTCGGATTGTAACTCGGCCCAAAGCCGAAACGGAATTATTAGATCCCCTAAAGCCTTAAGCTTGCGGTGTAGCCCCATGTCACTGGTATTTTAATGTACCCGCTGGATTTTTATGTTTTTTAATTAATGGATCCTGAACCAGTAATAAAATCAATATAATGATTAAAATAGTTTTTACAAGAAGTTTATTACCTTTTTAGAAGGGTGCGACAACTATGTACAATGGCACTATTTTGATCTGTCCTGGGATTAAAAGAACACAATAACATATACTTTAAAAGGCCATAGAAGGCTCTCTTTTAATGATTATAGATATATTGGTATATTGATCTATAGATATATTATTTATGGATATATTAGGGCCTAAAGCCTATAGCCTTAGGGGAGTTCTTTTTTATTTTTTTGTTTTCTTCTGTAAGGGCACCTTTTTAAAATACCCAATAAAAGCAGTGATTCTAATAAGTTAATATCTAATATTATTTCCATATATTACCTCCAAAAGTTAATGTAATTCTAATAAGGTTCCCTTACAGAAACACAATCAATGTTTTTATCAGGGCTTGTATTAATCCTCCAATATAAGCCTTGATCTAATAATCTGGAGGTAAGGTATTTTATGACGTTTGTATGGAGACATCCAAAATTTTATAAAAAGGCTAAGGAGGAAGTTATGTCTAGATCCGATATGAGATGTGAAGATTGTAAGAACACAACTGCACCTGATCAATTTGCTTGTAATTGTTTATGTATCAATTGTGGGCCATGTGATGGTGAATGTAAATATGAGGATAAAAAACCTAAAACTAAAGAGGGTTAAGATATATGGCTAAGAAAAAGTTTACAACATTTGTTGAACGCCAAAAGCCTAAAAAGCGAGTAAGGGTTCATAAGAAATCTAAAAGTAAAGATGAGAAGCGAATGTTTAAAAAATATAATCGTCAAGGTAGAAGACAAAAATAATACAAAGGAGAAAATAATATGTTACTTAATAATGTAGATATAAGTTGGGTTAAGTTTGATGCAGCTAATCCTGATTTGGGGTTTGATAAAAAATCACCTCAATATTCATGCACTGTTAAAACAGATAATAAATCTGATGCTGAAACATGGAAGAAGGCAGGTATCAATGTAAAACCTGTAGAAGAGAATGGTGGAGTAGTTTATTCTGCAACTCTTAAAAAGAAAATTTATCAAGATGCGGATGGTAAAAATTCTACTAAACCACCAGCGGTAGTTGATAAATTGTTACAGCCAATAACTAACACAAATGTAATAGGAAATGGCAGTAGAGGTAATGTACAAGTACGCCTAAAGCCATATGAGTATATGGGTAAGAAAGGTATTTCTGTACAATTACTTGCTGTCCAGGTTACTGATCTTAAAGAATATCAAGGTGGAGACTCTTTAGAGTTTAAAGCAATTGATTCTGATACAGACGTAATATAATTATTTTGGTGGGGCTTAACGGCCCCGCCTTAACTAAAGGGTTCTTAATGAAAGATAAAATTTATAGTTTTAATGTAGATCCAAAATACATTAAACAAATAAAAGACGGCACTAAGAAGAATGCACTTAAGGGTTATTATATACCTGTAGAAAATAAAAGAGTTTTATTAGTTAACTCTGAAACTGATAAAGTAGATTTAGTTATTAAAGTTGGTCATATATTTGACTTAACTATTTTAACTAAAGAAGAAAAAGAAATTATAATGGATGAAAATAATATAGCAGAAGAGTTAAGACCTTATTTTGCATGTAATTATATGTATACCATTGATAAGATTGAAATAATTCAATGAGTAAATATACTAAAAAATTTGATAGAAATCCTAGAGATTTTTATCCTACACCATATGAAGCGGTTTTACCTTTATTAGAATGCCTAAAGCCTAAAACAAAATTCATAGAACCTTGTGCGGGTAATTATGCTTTAGCTAATCATTTAATAAAACACGGTCATATATGTCAAAAAGCTTTTGATATAGAACCACAAAATAAATTAGTTAAAAAAAAAGATGCTCTAGATATTAATAAAGCATCTATGTTTATTACTAATCCACCGTTTCATAAAAAATTATTATTACCTTTATTAGATCATTTTATAAACACAGCTGATACATGGTTATTATTACCTGCTGATTATATGCACAATAAATATTTTAGTAAGTATCTTGATAATTGTAGAATAATAATTTCTATAGGTAGAGTTAAATGGATACAAAATAGTAAAATGTCTAGTACAGATAATTTTGCTTGGTATTTATTTAGTAAAAATAAAACTAATACTAAATTTTATGGTAGAAAATAAATTATGAAAACAATTATATTAATATTATGGTTATCAGGTCTTAATAAAATAGAGATACCTGTAAAAGTAAACCCAGGTGATTCTTGTGAAGATGTATTCATAAAAACTATTATTTGGAAAGATAACCCTAATTATAAACCAGGCAATGGTCAAGTATGGGGTCATTACACTTATAAAAATAGAGCAGTATTTGCACATACTTGTATGGAAAAAGATAAAATAAATTATTTTGACTATAACCAAGGAGAATCAAATGATTGTAGGAATAGCTGGTTATAAAGGATCACGTAAAGACACAATATGTAAGGTTTTAGTTGATCATTATAATTT